TTGGCGAAATTCAATAAGTGTTGCCATTTCAACCGCCTATGGTTTTTTAGCAGGGAACAAGCCCAAAGGATCGGATGCGCTTGCACCTGAACCTGATGTACCACCAGAAGGTGATTCATATTGTTCAATAAACTTTGCACCTTCTCGACCAGCACCCATTTTCATGCCTGCAATTGCTCTTTTTCTTGATTCTGCTTTTTGCTTTACAACTGCTTTATCTTCGCCAACAGATGGAAAATATTCCATAATCGTATTTGCAACTTCAGATGCTCCAAAAGCAGCGCCAGACGTTTTACGCAAATAAGCAATAGCAAAGGCCAATTGTGCTTGACCAACTTTTTGTTGATTCACATCAGGCCCAAACAGTTTGGTTGGATCATTTACCGCTAACGCATAAATGTCATTTACCAACTTATCGCCAACGCCTAAAGGCACATACTTGACAATTCCTTGAGCCAAATTAACTGTGCCAGCTCCAGTTGTTGTGCCTTCTCTTTCTGCTTGAGTTAGCACTTGTTGAGCTTGTGCCATAGCACTACCAAACATGGCTGCATTACCTTGAGATTCTGTTAATGCTGATTTTCCTGCGGGCGACATTCGGTTAGTTAATGCTTCTTCACGAGTAACATAAATTTCTTTACCATCTGGCCCAATAACCGCAACAGGAGGTTGCTCTGCACGAGGTTGAGCAGGCGCGCGCGTAGCTTCAGCAAGTTTTCGCTTGAATTCAAACAGTGTGCCCACAAAACCTTGGCCTTTAGCGTATTCGTATTGTTTAACGACAGGGTCTGTAGATTCGACCGATGGCACTATGACGCGGCCATCGCGAGGGTCAACTAATCCCACGCCGGCAACATTTTGATATGCCGGTTCTTTGGACGCCAAAGCAATATCAGCGTCCATGGCTCGCGCCGCCGCAATTGATTGGTTTGTACCCATAGCCAAAAGAGCATCGCGTTTACGGCGCAAAGCGCTTACGTCTACTCCAGGTGCAAGCCGATTGACAGGAGCCGCAGGCGCTGGTGCCAACTGGTTGGTTGCGCCAATGGATGGTAAGTTCGTACCTGTAGCTGATCTTTGCGCTAACGTAGACATTGGCGCAGATACTGGGGCGTTAGGGTCATACGTGCCTGAACCCAAAGCACCAGACGCAGGCGCAACACTAGGCATAGCTGGCGTTGAAGCGAAACCTAAGCCCATAATTTGGGCAAATTTTGCCTGCTCATCTAGCTTCTGACGCAAGCCAACACCAAACTCAACAAACTTAGGGTTGCTTGAGTTGATATACGCTTCGGCAATTTTATTTAAGTCACTAGGGCCACCACCCTGTACGGCTTTAGCTTGAATTTGTTTAAGCGTGGCTTCATCGCGGCGCATTTGATCAAGTTGCATTTGCGACACTTGTTGTTGAGTTTCAGCGCTACGCAGTTGAGATTGCGATGCCAAAAGGTTTTGCATTTGACCATATCTTGCCATTGGGTCGGCAACTTGAAGTGGCTGAACGCCAAGAGCAATTCTAGGATCGATGGGCATAATTTATCCTTGCATGGATGAATAATCGCCAGGCACTACTGTGCCATAGCCCGCAGGTGCTCCATACCCACCGCCACCACCACGAAATACATCAAGCATATTATTTCCTTGGCGGTAATTTAAGTATGTACCTAAACCACTGGTCAACGCGTTTGCGCCGCCTACATATCCAGACGCGCGAGCGTTAGCAGCGCCTTGGTACGCTTCACCAACATTAGCTGCCATGTTTCCGGCAATATTTGCCGAGCTGCCTGCATAGTTTTGCCCCGCAGTGCCAAGTGTATTAGCGGTTGTTTGCGACATACCAGTCAACGATTGCAAGGGTTGCAGACGTGCTGCACGTTCAGTCTGATAGCGATTAAAAGCGTTCATGTATTCTTGGCTACCCATTTCTTGACCGTAGCGTTGCGCGGCTTTTAACGCCGCGCCAGAAATTAAGCCACCGCGAGCTGCGGCAGATCGGTCAAGTGCTTGTTGGCCTTCTTTCAACCGAAATGCGTAGCCTGGGTCTTGTTGGAAAGTCTTCATACTAAATGGCGTGTACCTAGACGCTTGAACTAATTCAGGCAACGCATTGACGCCAGCGGTGTAGAAAGGTTTTTGCCGCCCTACGTTTTCTTCGTACATACGCGTTTGAAGCGCTAACTGTTCTTTAGCGGTTTCGCGTTGCAACGCACCAGAACGATCTGCTGCTGCGGCTTGTGTATCGGCAGCGCTACTAGCTGCATCCGCACCAAAAAGTGAACTGCCGATAATTGCGGCGGGAAGCATCCATGCGGCCATATTAATTCTCCTTAACTAAATTTTGTGCAATTGACATTACTTGCGCCATATCATGCGGTTCTGTCAAAACTTCATCAATCTTGTCTTCGTCTGTACAGTCTGTTGCATGGATGCAATACCAAACCACGTCTGTGAGCGATTTTACGCCGTGATGCTTATCCGCCGCAATAGTCAAGCAGGCAGGAGCATGGATAACTTTCTTTTCGCCATCAATAATCAATTCTATTGATCCGCTAGCCAATATAGACAAATGCGAAAACGTATGCTTATGGTGTAGCAGCAAATAGTTTGCTGGCATCCGCATTTCTTTAGCATACACACCTGAGCTGAAATGGTGATGGATCATCAGTTACTCCAAAAGAAGGATGTTGTTAGGTATATATTGTGTCATCAACCAGTTGGAGCCGTCAGACACCAGCGTGGCCGCGTCGCCCGAGCTGGCCAACAAGATAGACGTACCCGCCGCACCGCCGGTCAAAGGTACCACATTTGACGACGCCGATGCAACTGCTTGGATTTGGTAGTTCTGAAACCGCAAAACCCGACCCGTCCAGCTAGACGCTGTCGGCAAAGTCACCGTACAGGTCGAGCCAGACTTGTTGTTGATCAGCCAGTTTTCGCTGGCCGCTACTGTAAAGTTGGCAGTCTTAGTGACCGGCGCACCGCCAGAGGCATTAATCACCGACGCTGGCGTGACATTTGTCCAATAGCCTAATGATGTGCTGTACTGGATCAAGTCAGTATTAACTAATGTGCCAAACTCTACATTTGAGTCTGTGCCACCAAGTTTAGAGCCGCGAATAATTTCAACGTGAAAAGAACCAGACCCACCCGCGCCAGCTTTAATTACATAGCCAACTTGTATCTTAATGTTTGGTGCAACAGGTTCAACTTTGGTCGGGTTACCCGTTACTGGGTTGTACCAAATGGGATCGTCATCTGCCCAAGTTTCTCCAAAAGCACTACCGTTAGTTGTAATTCCACGCACTGTCCCAAAAACAGTAGTCCGTCCAAAATCATTAAGAGCCAAAGATTCGGTAGCTACACCAACAATCGCATTGCTATCTGTAATTCCTGCAATCGTAGGGGCAAAAGTAATAACGCCACTAGCCCCAACAACACCTGTATGGTAAATAATTTGCAGAGGTGAGTCTGTAATAGCGGCAGACGCTTTGCCGTAAACAAATATTTCTTCGCCAACTTGCTGAGTAATGTTGCCATTACCCATGCCCAAATTCCAAGCGCCTGTAGAACCGTCGTACCACATCTTTCCTGCGGCAAGAGTGACGGCAGAGCCATTGCTAAATTGTTGAGACAAGATACCACTAGCATTGCCAGTGTCATCAATAAGAGTGACAGAATTTTGGATAATTTTGCCAGTAACGCCATCAAACCTTGCAATAGCATTGTCAGTCGATGACGCTGGCCCTGTGACATCTCCACCGGCATTTGTCGTCCATGTGGGCACTCCAGCGCCGTTGCTGGTCAACACTTGGCCTGCTGTGCCAACCGCAGTAAATGCATAAGCCGTTCCCGTGCCGTAGGGTACAGCGCCAGCCGCAGGCGTTGAAGAACCGTTTGTACCGCCGTTGGCAATACCCAAGGTGCCTGCAAGGGTGATAGCGCCTGTGGTTGCTGTAGCAGGCGTTAAGCCGGTCGTGCCGCCTGAGAACGACAGCACACCAGTGTTGGTTATTGTCACGTTGCCTGTTGCGCCGGACACTGATATACCTGTGCCAGCAATGTTTGACAACACACCCGTATTAGCTACTGATATTGTGCCAACACCATTGGTGACCAAAATGCCTGCGCCAAAGCCAAGAGTGTTTAGGGTATACCCTGTGCCGTTACCAATCAGCAGTTGGCCGTTGGTTGGAATAGTGGATAACCCTGTGCCGCCGCTACTTACCGGAATAATGCCAAGCCCACCACCAACAATGTTGTACAGACTGTAAAACCACCGATACCATTCCCGCGACACCGCACCAGTTCGCTGATCAATAATCGGCACCCGTGGAGGCGTGATCTGGGTGGCGTTTGGACTGGTGGCCATGATTAAGAATTGGTCGGGCTTAAGATCAATTCTGCGCCCATGATGGCTATTTTGTTGGGGTCAGTGCCTGAGAGTTCGTATACACGGTCGCGCAGCTTGAGCGTCATGCCAAGCCTGCGCCAAAAGGTTCGGTGGCCATACGCACCAATTTTGCCAATTGGTGACCAATGCTCATTGCTCCATGTGTGACCGCCGTCATCCGACCAACGCAACATGACCTCGGGGTCATAGCCTGGTGCAGCAAGGTATGAGTTAGTGACTAAGTTGTACCCAGTAATGTCGGTATCCGACAGTTCGTATTGGCCTAAAGGTTCAAAACCATCGCCTGCTTCAGTGGTCAATGTAACGCCTGATTGAGTCGCCAAAAACGTCTGCACATATTCGGCCACAAGATCTAACCCTGACTCAGTGTCAATATTTTCGCTGTCGTATGCAGGGTATAAATTCAGCCCCACGCCTGTTTCACAGTCTAATTGCAAGCTGTGGTGCGCGGTGCGTTTGAGGTTGTTTTGGCCAGTCGGCAACGCTCGCCAGCTCCGCAACCACTTTTGGATGCCGCCATTGTCGGCGTATACATCCAAGTCAAACGTGTAGATGTTACCGTTTTCAAAGTCGCCAACAATGATATTGCCACCAAAGTTACATTGGCAGTTGCTACGGTGACGCATAAAATCACCGTTATCAAAGCCAGCACGTTCATGCCATGCTTGCGTTGATACGTCATAAACCCATGTAGCGTTGCCGCTTGGGAATGTCAGCACATAAAAGGCATGGCCTTCTTGTTGGTATGTGTAAGCAATAGCGTCCGAGATGTTGCCGTATTGGGCAATAGCGTATTCAATCGCGTGGGTAGAAATACGAATACCAGTGTAGCCATT